TCTGGCAATATATACCCGATGCAGTCCAGAACGATGCTAGATAGTCCCTTTACCGCCCGACCAGTCACAGACAGTCCTGACTAGTGGCAGCTCGTAAACAACCGCTACGAGGGGCAACCAAGGCAAGGCTTCACAGCCCACTTCTCAAGGGCAAAACACGCTCAGATGAGATTGCCAAGATGTCAGATGATCTAGGCATGCCATTATTGCCGTGGCAGAAGTGGATGCTTGATGACATGATGCGAGTCGACGCTAAAGGAATGTACATTCGTAAGACTTCTCTATGCCTAATCGCTCGACAGAATGGCAAGTCTCACCTAGGACGCATGCGTGTCATCTGGGGCTTGTTCTATGGTGGCGAGACAAAGCACCTAATCATGAGCTCTAACCGAGCAACTGCACTTATGACCTTTCGAGAGATCGCATGGATCATTGAGAATGCGCCTCACCTCAAGGCCGGAACTAAAGCCATCCGATATGCCAATGGCGGTGAGCGAATAGAGCTTCTCAATGGGGCAACACTTGACCTCGTATCCGATACTCGTGACTCATCTCGTGGACGCACAGCAGACTTTCTCTGGATCGATGAAGTCCGAGAGATCAGCAAGGATGGCTACACAGCTGCAATCCCGACGACTCGTGCCAGACCTAACGCACAGACCTTGCTTACGTCTAATGCTGGCGACGCATTCTCGGAGACGCTAAACACGCTAAGAGAAAGAGCTTTATCTGCACCGCCTAAATCATTCGGATTTTACGAATGGTCAGCACCGCAATACTGCAAGATCACAGACCGCAATGCATGGGCAATGAGCAACCCTGCCCTGTCCTACACAATATCGGAGGAGTCACTTGAAGAAGCCGTTGCAACAAATAAGATTGAAGATATTAGGACTGAACTTCTATGTCAATGGATTGATTCTCTACAGAGTCCATGGCCTCATGGCGTACTTGAGGCAACCAGCGATGCCTCGCTCCAAATTCCGATCGGTGGCTATACAGTTTTTGGTTTCGATGTATCTCCATCTCGCCGCAACGCGAGCCTCGTTGCTGGTCAGATTATGGGTGACGGGCGAATCGGAGTGGGAATCCTCCAGACGTGGGAAAGTCAAGTCTCAGTCGATGACCTAAAGATAGCAGCTGACATTAAGGGATGGGCTGATCAATATCGTCCTAAGATGATCTGCTACGACAAGTACGCGACGCAATCAATAAGTGAACGCCTTGCCAATGCCGGACAAGTAACGCAAGACGTGTCAGGCCAGCAGTTCTATCAGGCATGCTCTGACCTTCTTGATGGTCTCGTCAATCATCGAGTAGTGCATAACGGCCAAGCCGAACTGGTCCAACAGATGAATAATTGCGCGGCTAAAGTCAATGACTCATCATGGCGCATCGTAAAGCGTAAGAGTGCAGGCGATATTTCAGCGCCTATCGGGCTTGCAATGGTCGTATCGATGCTATTAAAACCACAACAGATAGCGGCTATCTACACCGAATAGCACAACATGTAGTGTATAATTGCGGTCTATGGGTATCATTTCGCGCCTCACAGGTGCAACACCGAAGGCCAATCTTGAAGCGCAATACGCACCGCAGGTTCTCGGTGATTACGCGGCTTATACCCTGCCATTTCAGTTTACTTACGTTGGACGTACCGAGGCTATGGGCGTGCCCGCGTTAGCTAGGTGCAGAAACCTTTTGGCGGGGACGATCGGCACAATCCCTCTCGAACTTTACAAGAAGTCAACAGGCGAAGAATTAGGCAAGCCATTATGGCTTGATCAACCTTCTTACTCTCAGCCTCGCTCAGTAACTATTGCCTACACAGTTGATTCGCTTCTATTTTACGGCCAAGCATTCTGGCAAGCAGTAGAGACTAACCAAGAAGATGGACGCCCATCTCGATTCGAGTGGATTGCTAACAGTCGCGTTACAGTCACGCTGGATCGCCATAACGTATTCGTAAAGTCCTACGCTGTTGATGGTACTACAGTACCAATGGACGGCCTTGGATCTCTTATCACATTCCAATCACTAAGCGATGGCATTCTAAACACAGGCACATCTACAATTCGCGCAGCGCTGGACATTCAAAGGGCGTCAGTAATTGCAGCAGCTACTCCAATGCCTACTGGCTATCTCAAGAACACAGGCGCAGACTTGCCTCCAGCAGAAGTACAGGGACTATTAGCAGCCTTCAAAAATGCTCGTCAAAATCGCTCAACGGCTTATCTCACCTCGACTCTAAATTATGAGACAGTCGGATTTAGCCCTAAAGACATGATGTACAACGAGGCTATCCAGAATCTTGCTACTGAGATCGCTCGCTTATGCAATATCCCACCTTACTACGTCTCAGCTGACCAAAATTCGACGATGACGTACGCCAACGTGACAGATGAGCGCAAGCAGTTCCTCACACTATCCTTGCAACCATTTATCTCAGCCATTGAGGATCGTCTGTCAATGGATGACATTACAGCTCGTGGCAACGTCGTAAAGTTCGACATCGACAAGAATTATCTCCGCACAGACCCACTCGTGGAACTCTCAATTATCCGCGAGATGCTTGATCTTCAACTAATTACCCAGGAGCAAGCGATGAAGATGACCGACCTCACACCTAATGGAAGCGAAGGCATGCAATGAAAGAGATGCTCACATTCTCAGCAGAACTCACAGCAGATGCGTCAGAGCGCACAATCTCAGGAAAGATCGTTCCCTTTAATGGCGAGGTAGGTAACACATCTGCCGGAGCCGTAGTCTTTGAGCGCGGCGCAATTAACATCGCTGATTCAAGCAAAGTGAAGCTCTTACTAGAGCATGATCCTAAGCAGCCAATTGGTCGCGCTCAATTCTTCAATGAAACAGAAGATGGGATTTTTGCATCGTTCAAGATTTCTCAATCTAGCCGTGGCTCTGATGCTCTCATCGAGGCGTCAGAAGAACTCCGGACAGGCCTATCAGTCGGAGTTATGGTCAATGCAGCAAAGCCAAAGAATGGCGTGCTGTATGTATCGAGTGCTGACCTCCTCGAAGTAAGTTTGGTACAAGCAGCGGCATTCAAGTCTGCGGCAGTCACCGATATAGCGGCTTCAGAAGATGAAGTTGCCGAACCTACCCAACCAACAGAAAGCGAGACAGTCGTGGAAGAAACCACAGCAGTCGAAGCAACACCTACAGTTGAGGCTGCCGCAGTTGAAGCTGCTCGCCCTGCTGTAACAGCAATGGCTTACACAAAGCCACGTTCACCAATTACTACTGGTGGCTCATACCTCGAACACACAATCAAAGCAAAACTTGGAAATGAAGATTCACGTCAATATGTATTGGCAGCAGATGATTCATTCACAACCAACCCAGCTTTTTCACCAGTTTCTTATGTCCGCGATGTTGCAACAAACACAACCGCAAATCGTCCAGTCATCGAAGCTTGCGGTGGATCACGTCCACTTAGCACTTATGGAATGACAGTTTCAATTCCTAAGATTACTGCTAACTCAACTGCGGCAACAGTAGCCGAAGGCGGAGACCCAACTGGTACTACAGCAATTACTTCATCTTATGTAAACGCAACTGTGATCAAAAAAATGGGATTCCAGCGCTATAGCGTTGAGCTTCTCGACCGGTCAGATCCTAGCTTTTATGAAATCATGTTGGCAAATTTACGCGATGCGTATGCTCAGGCAACTGATGCTTATGTAATTGCACAAATTACAGCTGGTGGTACACAGGCAACAGCCACAGCAGCAGATTCAGCTGGTCTTATTTCATTCGTATCAACAGAATCACCAGCTGTATACAATGCTACAAAGCGCACAGCAACTGCATTTGTTTCAGGCACTTCCATATGGTCAACACTTCTCGGAGCAACTGATACAACTGGCCGTCCAATTTACAACGCTCAGCCAACTACAATGAACGCTGGCGGAACTGCAAACCCAACTTCAATCCGCGGCAACGTACTTGGACTTGATTACTATGTTGATCCAAACATGGTTTCAACATCAATCGATGAGTCAGCATTTATCATCGAACCACGTTCAATTGAAATTTTTGAATCTCCAGCTCTAACATTGGCAACAAACGTGCCAACAACAGGCGAGATTGAAATTTCACTTTATGGATATATTGCAGCGCAAGCCGTCTTCGCAGGTGGCCTACGCCGTTTCAACCTAACTTAATAGTTAGAAACTAAGTCGCTGGCAGGGTAGTGCCCTTCTACCCTGCCAGTCTTTAGAAAGGATAAGAGCATGGCATTGACAACAGTTGCAGAGCTTCGCACCGCCCTTGGCGTTGGCACTCTCTATACTGATGCAGTCTTGCAGTCTGTCTGCGACGCCGCAGATGACGTACTCTTGCCCTTTCTATGGAATAACTACACATTCAATGTCGGACACAGTAATACAACTACAGAAGGCACATTGTATTTTGAGCAATCAATCAAGGATGTCTTTTATGTCGGTCAAACTGTAACGATCAGTGGTAACGGCGCACCTCATAATGGATCTAAGGCAATCACTGGCATGAGTAACACATCTATCACTTATGCAGTTACAGGCAGTCCGACAGCGCAAACTCAACATACAGTGACTCCTTTTGGACGGGTAGCAGCAGTAGCCACAGTCGATTACACAACGATTCCGGCAATTCAAGAAGCATCTCTTATGATCTCGATCGACATCTGGCAATCTCGCCAAGCCCCATCAAGCGGCGGAGTTACTATTGATGGCTACGCACCTTCGCCTTATCGAATGGGTAATACCCTTCTCGCTCGCGTTCGCGGCTTGCTTGCACCTTATCTCGATCCGCGTTCAATGGTGGGCTAATGGCCGCTATATCAACACTTCGCGCAGGCATCGCCTCAGCTCTTACAGACAATACAAAGTATTCAGTTTTCTCTTTTCCGCCTGCAACGCCTATTGCCAATAGCGTAATAGTTGCGCCTGCCGATCCTTACATCACACCATCTAACGGCTGGCGAAACACAATCGCGCCAATGGCCAATTTCGTAATTTCCGTCATGGTTCCCTTACTCGATAATGAGGGCAACCTTAACGGGATGGAAGATAACATCGTGCGGGTATTTAACCTGCTCGCTGAATCGACCTACACTTACAACGTCACAGAGGTATCGGCTCCAGCCGTTCTCAATGCCGTTTCTGGTGATTTATTAACTTGTAATATCAATATCTCAGTCCTAACGAGTTGGAGCTAAAATGTCCGAGTGGGAAAAAGAACAAGAAGCCTTCCTGATCAAAATCGGGCAGGTAGCACCATCAAAGCCAACACCTAACAAGAAAGACGAGGAATAATTTCATGGCTGTATTTCTAAGCAACAACGTCGGCGTGAAGGTAAACTCAGTCGATCTATCAGACCACGTTACCGCTGTAACACTTAACCGATCATTCGATGAACTAGAAGTCACCGCAATGGGCGACAATGGTCACAAGTTCGTAAAGGGACTCGAAGCCTCATCTGTAACCCTAGACTTCCTCAATGACACAGCGTCTGCCAACGTCCTAGCGACCTTGCAAGCTGCATGGGGAACTAACGTCACAGTAGTCCTACTTCAAGCAAAGGGGACTGCAGTATCTGCAACCAACCCTCTTTACACAATGACTTGTCTAATTAACAACACGACAGACATCAACGGCGCAGTCGGTGACCTCTCAACACAGAGCCTCACATTCAACGTCTCTGGTACTATCGCAGTTGCAACAACAGGCACATTCTAAAACACTAGACAAAGGGGCACAGCATGGCAAAACTAATAGTCACACTAGCGGATAACACAGTAACAGAGATTGAGATCACACCTCGCCTCGAATACGCGTTTGAGCTATATGCTAAAAAGGGATTTCACAAAGCGTTTCGCGATGATGAAAAGCAAAGCGATGTCTATTGGCTTGCATGGGAAGGCCTTCGACTAAGTGGAGTCACAGTCAAGCCATTCGGCTCAGACTTTCTCGACACCTTAAAGAGTGTCGAGGTTGCAGAGTCTGACCCTTTGGCCTAGGCAGGGATAGCATCCACTATCTCATTGCTCGCTTGAGCATTGAGACGGCTATCCCTCCACAATCTTTAATAGATTTAGATCCATCAATGCTT